AATTACCGTTGCAATTGCTGCTGCTACATATTTACTAACTCCGAAACCGAAGCAACCTAAAGACGCACCAAATTTACAAATTGGAGGTATTCAAGGTAGAAGTAGATTCAATCCTGTTAGTGGTTTTGAGTCTTTACAAGAGTTAGCAGTTTTAGGTTCTTTTATTCCTTTGGTTTATGCAAGAAGTCCTCATGGAGTCAGAGTTTCAAGTCAATTAATTTGGTCGCAGATTAGAGATAAAAAATATGGTCAAGAAATTAACGCTATTTGTTTATTTTCTCATGGAGAATTGGGACAACATCCTTTGCTAAAAACTTTTGCTTTAGGTGAAACCTTTTTAGATAATTTTCCATTATCAAAATATAGACTTTATTTTTCTAAAGGTGGTCGTGCAAATACAAGAATGCAGGCTACAACACAACAACCAGAACTTAATAAATCAAATCGTTTAAAAGGTACTGATAGTCATGGTGGAAATGCTCCTAATACTCACAATCTTACTAGTCGTGGAAGTAGAGAATATGACGATAATGATCCTTTTATGGTTAAAGTTTTAGATGGAAATGGTAATTTTGAGTGGCTACCAAGTTTTTCAAGTACAAAAACTCCTGCTTCTAAAACAAAATTTGGACTTCATGCTCCAATGCCAAATGGTAGTGCGTATAAGATTAATTGGGAATTGTTAATGTTTCCAAAAGGTATGTCTAGTGAGGTTGCAAAAGATTTAGAAATAAAAAGACAGAAAATCGTTCATTTTTATCCTAGATATGTATGTTTAAAAAGTAGTGCTTTTGGTGCAAATTCTACTCGTAGATTGATAAATAAAGGCCATAATTTTGATTTGCAAATTCCTAAAGAAGAAAATGAAGAAGCTTGGATTTCTGATAATCTATTAAGTGGTGGTACAAATGAAGATAATCAAACTTTAAATCAAATTGAACGCTCAAAAAGATTTGATAGGTTTTCACCTTGGGGAAGTGGTGATGCTAAAAGTGTTGCTGATTCTAATAGAGAAGAAGTAGATACAAATATGGCTTTAGGACAGCAATATATGGTGGGTTCAGCTTTAGCAACAGTTTATCAAGAAACAGATGCAAATATTTGGACTCCTTTTCCTGTAAATGGTCAGTTCCAAGGTAAAAATTACAAAATGAGAGTTGATGAAGAAGGCTTTATGAATTTTGCAGATGAAAAAGATGCCAGAATGCCATATGACACTTTAGTAGTACAAAAATGTGATATCGCTTCAGTTTCAAATACAAAAAAATGTGATGAAACTCAAATAGGTATAAAGAGTGTTGTTTGGAGACAAATTAGTGGTAATCTTAATTTAAATGAGTGTCCAAGTAGAAAAAGAATTGTAAGCTATGAAAAAGACGGTGGCAATATTAGTCTTGGAACAATTAATAAATATGTTAATCGTCTAAGTTTTTTTAAGTTACAAGTAAAAATATTAAATAGTGATACTGATTTTGTTGATGCTTGTGGTCGAGTTTTTTGTATAAGAGGTTCTATAAATCAACCACAATATAATACTTTTAATATTAAACATTTAAATTCAAAGCCACTTGAATATCGTTTTATACCTGTACCAGGAAATGTTGTATTAAACGAGTTTTCAGACAGACAAATTTATATTTTAAGTTATGCAGGAGATCTGTATAGTCATCCATTTAATTTAAGAAATGATCAAAATCAAATAGTAGTAACAGCTTATATTTATTTTCATGCAGAAGTTGCAACTCTTCCAGACAAGAATCAAGCTGCTATAGACCTAGGAAATAAAGTAACTAATAACATTGAATGGGTAAGAGGGGGGTTAGGTTCAGGTTTTGATAGCCAAGGTAATCCTGTTGGCGATGGTAGTAATGCTGTTACTGATATTTCTCCAAAATTAAATCCAGCAAGTCAAGTTTGGACTGCACCACCATTTACTTATATAAATACTCAGTTTGAGCCTGCTGTTATTACACTTGCTTTAAACAGAGCTAGGAATAATGGTAATGGTGTTCCTTGGAATAGAGGAGGAACAAATCCAAATGCTAATGATTATGTTTATTATGGTACTGGACCAGGGAATTTAAGTAGAAATTGGGGTAGAACAGGTTTTGCAAGTCCAAGTATTTTAAATTTTAAAGGTCAGCCTG